CGTAGGTCTGGTCTGCTAGTACCTGTGTTGCAGGCATGGAAACGGAAGCGGTCGTAACGGCTGTAGCAGCATTACTTGCAACGCGGGTTTCGGTGGCTGACATAAGAGCTTCGATAATCAGAAGGTCTTCCTTCGTCCATAGTCCCTGCATCAGATTCTTCAGCTTGCGGCTGGAAGGATCGGTCATTTCAAGGAATTCTTTTTCTGCCGAGTCAAACCACTTTGCAACGTCGATCTTCTGCGCAACAACCTGGGTGCGCTGGGACTCAACGGTGTCGTTGCCGGACATCATTGCATCAATCCAGTGTGCCAGAGTGGTTCCGCTCTGATCGTAGGTGTAGCGGTTGGTCAGGCTTGCGAGCGCGGTCTTGCGTCCAGCGGACAGGTTCGGCTTGTAGCCACCCTTAATCAGCGCGGATTCGCCAGTACAGGCTTCAAAGCCAACGAGTTCTTTCAGGTATGAGCGGTTCGGGCCGCCTGCGAGTTCTTTTACTGCATCTTTGAACTGGATGATGTGCATTCCAGAATCAGTATCTGTGATATTTGCCATGTTACCCTCCTTCGGGTTGGTTAAGTTTCAAACAACAATTTCTAATCTGCCGCTTGCCTTGTTCCCATCCGGGGGGCTTGCTAGGCTATCGTGCCTTCTTCGGGTGGATTACCACCATTAACGGGCCTCATCGGTTCTTCCGTTATTTGATACAAACATACACATTATGTTTCATAAGTCAACAAATATTTAAAAGAAAAAAAACCGGATGGGGGAAACAGAGAAAAAACCCACCCGGAAACCAACTTAGGTTTTTTGTAAACGCTTGCGTTGCAACTGGTAAACTTGCTTCATAATCTCTTGGTGATCCTGCGCCCGTCCGTTCATGTATCCAGGCTTGGCCTTGAGTGCGGCAAGTTGCTCCTCTACGGATTGCAGGGTTTCCTTGCCAGAACCAATCGGCGCGTCCTCGCTAATGCTTCGCGCCACCTCGTCGAGCATTTCAAGAACGTGCTGAGAATTGGCAAGCCCAACAACGCTAAGATCGCCAATGGCATCAGGGAACCGATCCTTCAACTTGTTCACGGAAGCAAGGCGGTCATCGTATTCGTTGCCCCACTTCTCCTTGAGGGCGGCTTCGGACTCCTTGGCAATCTCGGCCTGCTTGTCCTTCATCCCTTCAAGCATCGTCTTGATTGCTTCTGATTGCTTTGTCATCACCAAAGACACTGCATCATCGCTCAACCCGGCTTCATGGAACATCTTCATCTGATCGGCAAGGTCTGGGAAATACTGCTCCATATCCTCGCCAGCCTTGAATGAATATCCATCTGGAGACTCAGGAACCTTGATCCCCAAATGCTCCATCAGAGAACTCTTGAACGCCTTCTTCTCGTCCTCGTTTGCCGACTCTCCAGGAATACGGATCTTGGATGAGTTGTCCTTGCGCAGTTCATCGTATGACTTTGCAAGAAGTGCTGGGCTTTTGAACTCCTTGATCTTATCTGACGGCTCATATCCCTCGGCCGCAGACCAATCAACGCTCTCAACCCATGATGTTTCGGTTGTTTCTACTGTTTCTTCGCTCATGTTTGCTCCTTATTTGCCACGACGCTTCAGGTACTCAGGCGCATCCGGCCCATAGGTCGGTGCATCCGACATAACCCGCTTTGTCTCTTCCATTGCTTTCTTGATAAGATGTGCGCGACGCGCAAGGTAGGGGGGCAAATCCTCTTCCTGCGCTTCTTCAACAATTGTGGACGACTCCTCTTGGGGTTCCACTTCTTCGACGGTTTCCGCTGGAGCTGATTCTTTCTCCACCAGCGCGTCACGCAAATCTTCCAGGTTTTCGCGCAGGGTCTTGTCCGTATCTGGAACAAAGTCAACCCCTGCCTCGTCTGCATACTCGGTAATATCAACAAGTTTGATAGACCGTGCATCAATGTTTCCAGTCATTACATCTTCTTTGGTTAGTTTGCTCATACTTCTCCTTCTGGTTTTATTAGGTTTAAGATTTCCTGTGCAACGTCATGCCTTACGGCGTTCTCTACCATCTTTGAATTGTCATAATCATACACAGATTCGTTGTACATGCAAATGTTTTCAATGATCCATTGAATAAACTTGCGTCCGGTTGGCATCGCCTGAACAGCGCGAGCCGCAGATTTTGCCTCATCGTATGAGAAATTAGACATTTGTTTTTGCCATTGCCCTTTCAACGACTTCCTGCTCGCTTCCCTCTTCCGGCTTGGCCTGTACGTCGCGCCTGCTTGCCGCCTCGATGTTTGCCTGCTGCTGGGCCATCTCCATCATCTTCTGCTCAAGACGCTCCATCTCCTTCTGGTAGTCGATAGAACTGCGCGTAAGCGATGATTCAAGGTTGCGCCGTCTGCGGATCTCGTTAAGGACGTCCTCGATCTTGATGATCGCCTGCGTGTGGGTGGTCTGCGAAAGCATCGTTTCTGCCTGCGCCATCTCTTGGATTGCAAACATCAGGTTCTCAGTCTCAATCCCACTCATGCGCGAGTCAATGCGGGATGTGTAAACAACACGGAACCTATCGCCATCGCCCTCCATCAGCGAGCTTGGGATTGGTTGCTCGATCAACCCATGCTCAATGATGTCCTCTGCAACGATCTCAAACAGCGGAGCAAAGCACTTGTCCTTCAGCGGGTGGATTACAGGAGCAATCAGGTGTACCTTCTCTGCAATGATCTGGGCTACCTCGTATGCGGTGCGCTCCCCTGTCTTAAAATCTTCAAGGGCATTGAAAAGGTCAAGGAAGTGTAGCGTTGTTATCTCTTCCCTAAGGTGTTCGTTCATCGCGTCAACAGTAGCAGGATCGCCGTTCTGACCATAAAGGAACGGAGTCTCACTAAGACGGGCATACCGAACATCACCAGGGGCTAGGCTTGTTGCGTTGCTCACGCTCTCCCGGTCGTTCATAAACATGACAGGATTCGTGCGGAACTCAATGGCATCATAGAAGTCATCAATGCCCCTTACCAGCGTACGGGCGGACGGAAGCGAGTGCATGGCCGGAGAGTATCCGGTACGCAGGCCACGACGCTTGAACATCACAAACACGACATACCGCATCCGGCGCAGACCGCCTTCTTTGACAATCTTCTTTTGATCTGCCTCAACATAAATGTCTTCATAAGGCATGTTCATCTTGTCCAAACGCTTCTTATTGCGCTCCTTGCGAGGACGTACGCAATGGATGAACTTGAACTTCTCATCCGCCTTGCTCTCATCGTCCCAGCACTTGCGGATCTTCTCGCTTACATTCTCATAGCCAAACTTCTCAACAGCCTGGTCGGCGGTGTACTCAAACCCACGCATGAACTTGCTTACATTGCCCTTGGTGTCCTCGTACCATACGCAATCGCATGGATTGTATGATGTAAACTCATGCTCTCCTGTCTTGTCGTTGTAATGGACGTAGTAAATACCGACACCAGTCAGGCCGTAGTCGTCGATTGCCTCCCGATAAGTGGAAGGGAACCCGTATCGCACGATGTCGTTTGTCTTTTCACCGACAAATCCGTAGTATCGGCTCACATCCTCCATGTCTCGCTTCAACGGATCTTCGCTTTCCAATACCCCTCGACCCAAACTGATAGTGTTTGAGTAGATTCCTGCGCAAAGCTTCTGCTGTGCATCAATGCAGATGCTTGTATTAGGTAGCGCAACCTCAGATTCCTGCGGATCGGTGGTCAAATCGCCATAGGTTGGCTTGAAATACCGCGCACAGGTTTGAACCAACGAACGGAACGAAGCCAATTCGTTCATCCCTGCATCGTACGCCTTCACAATGTCACATGCTCTTTTGTCTTCGGCCATGGTTATTTACCTTTTTTAAAGATTGAAGTCCAATTCCTACGGTATTCTTCCGTCGAAGGCAAGCTAATAATCTTCTCTTTTGCCTCCTTGTTCAACCGCTCCATACGCTTCTTTTCCCTCAGTTTTGTTCCGCTGTTGTCCATCAATACACCTTTCTTTTCTTTCCAACCGCCTTCTGCATCACAAGTCCACGCGAATTCGGTTGCCATCCGCTCAATTCATCCATTGCCCAGTACCGCGCAGCGTCGATTAGGTGGTTGTACTTGTCTTCCGGCTCACCCAAAACCGTCCCGGATGCGTGTTTCTTCCATGCGTATTGCTGTAGTTCCATCTGCATGTTCATGGAATTGCGATGAACGCAGATCGGGAACCGCTTTATCAGGTCAATCCCTGCTAAAACGCTCCCTTTTCCTTTCTCACTCTTCCAAACATTAAAACCTTCGTTGACAAGTTCGCTAATCTGATCCGGTCTTGCACCGTCTGCTACGACTTTCCACGCTTTATCGAAGTTCATAAGCTCCAAATTGCCCTGGATGCTGGGGAAATTCGGGCGTTGATGGCTTCTGATCGTTGTCAATCCTGTCTCATAGAACCATTCGCGCAGGCAAAGCTTCCCCTGCCATATCGCGCACTCAACCATGGCGCAAGGATCGTTTGAATAGCCAAAGTCCAATCCAAATCCCCACTTGTCGCACACGTTCGGGGAAGGCCAATGGTCGATAATGTCGTAGTGGCCGAAGATTGCACCCTCCCGGCGACCCCTCCGACCCAATCCATAGACCTCCCAAGCCCATTTGTCCGCCGTTCCCTGACGCACATTATCATAATTGCCAGGATCAAGTGCCAAAATCTCGTTCCGGTCGCTCTCAGGAAGGAATGGATTGTCAACAAACGTGCTATGAATCCACGCGCAATCGTCCCTCTTTGCAACCTTTTCAAAGATCCAATGCTGTGTGAGGCTTGGGTTGAAGTCGTATATCACTTCCTCTGCCGTACGCACAACAATCTGGCGGTGAGACTCGTACGGAAGCTCCATTACCTCGTTCGCCCACGAAATATCGTAGCGTGGCCCGTGTAGTTTCTGTGCTTCAGAACATCCCCTAAAATGGAACGTGCTGCCATTGGCAAACGTGTAGTCAAAGTTGCTGGCGTTCCACGCCTTGTCTTCCCAGATGCAGTACTGATCCTGCATGATTCGCTTGAAGTCCGCAATGATTGAGTCTTTGCAGGTGCGCTGGTCAAACCGCAATCCACGGATTCTCCTCTTTTTC